CGTTTATTAATTAGGCTATACTTTAGTTGAAGTTATAAATATAGTGTGCAACATAGTGTTGCACTCATTTTAAGGGGTAGGAAAAGGGGTAGAATATTAGTTTTTTACCCCTTTTTTAGACGGTGATATAGGCAAATCATCACGTGTTCCGTGCTTGTTTATTTGCCCCTGATCCCCTATGACTGAGCAGAATGCTCAGAAATAGAGGAAGCAGTTGTGAGTGTGGCAGGATTCGAACCTACTTGATGGTTAAACGGTTTTACAGACCGCCCCCTTTCCAATCGGGCTACACACTCAATCAATTATTTACTCCTTTTTAATTTGTCATATAGGTTAAGCAATGTCATATCCGATAAATAAGTAAGTTCGTCTATAGTATCCCTTTTAATATTCCTAGAATTGGAATTTATTAGCCTCTCTAATGCACTTATTATTAACTCTCTCATTTTTATTTCTCCTTTTTTTTGTTAAGAATCTTGTAATGGTTTATGGCAAAGTTGCTAAAAATAGGGGAGAAAGATCTTAAGTTTTCAACTTAAAGTTTATCAAAATACAATTCCGTTTTTCAACTTAAAGTTTTAGAAAACGCAATTCCATTTTTTAACTTGATTTACTTTATAATCAAATACCATTTTTTAACTTAATTGTTGTTGATTTGTAATATCATATACAAGTTTTTAACTTGTTATTATTGTTTATAAGAAACCATTTTTTAACTAAAAAAGGGGGATTTTACAACCCCCCTTTATTTTATAATGTATCCCCTTTTTCTATCTTCTTTTCAATTATCTTCTGCAAAAGATCATTCTTTTTAATTAATTCATCTATTCGTTTATCATTATCTTTATGATAGAATTTGAATGAATCAGAAGCTTTATCGTTAAACTGTTTGAAGTGTTTTTTAGCATCAGTTTTAATAGATGTTATATTCTTAACAGATTTAACAGTATCTACTGCTTTTTCAGTTGTTACTATTAAAGCTCCGAGAGTGTATAGTGCTATGTTTTTAAACATGATTTGTCCTTTTTAGTTAACTATAAATAGAGGAGAAAGGGGGAATGGTTACCCCCTTAATCTATTTATGATTTAGATATGATCTCTTCTATGTTTTTAAATGATTTGATCATTGATGGTAATGATTTTTCAAATGATTTAATCGTTCCAGTTAGAACTTTCTCCAAGTTCTCTGGAAGTTTTTCAATTGAATAGTTTTGATAATCAAATAAGGCTCTCTTAACACCTAAGGTTACAGAAGTCTCTATCTTTTTGAATGTATCGTCACTTAATGTGATATCTGGCATAGTTATTTCTCCTTATGTTATGCTATACATAGGGGAGACAGACATATGTAATAGTTCTCCTATAGAGTGTAGGGATTAGGTAAAGGGTCACACACGCATGTGTATTAGAGGATAGACTGAGTGAGTGCGTTAGGCTACTCACACATTGTGAACCGAACTCAATTAACTGAACTCAACGTAGATTAGGCAACCCATCCCGAATTAACGGGGGGTATGTACTCTACGTTTCCCTCACACGCATTCTTGTTGTACTTTTTAAAAGAGTACTGGAACTATTCTGTCTTGTAGCAGTACTATAGAGTACTTAACTTAAAGTGTAGCATGAAGACAAAAGTGAAGCGGGAATATGAGGTGTTTAATTTAGAGACAGGCACATGGGAGAAGCGTATCATGTCAGATAAGCAATACAAGGAGTTTACCAGTAAAATGAATGCTAATGTAGAAGAACTAGATGCTGAATATGAGATCGTTAGCCGTATAGTAGCTCATAAAATGGGTGTAGAAATGCCGCCCAAAAAGAGTATGGATTAAAGTAATACTATTATATAATAGTAGTAGAGCTATACTATAAGTAGAGCCTCTCTAATAGAGTAGCTATACATGGATCAACTATGAAAATAAAACGCAGGATTAACGGAAAAACCAGCAATTATGATGTCTTTACAAAAGTAGAGGCAGCAAAGCTGGGGCTTGCCATAGTTTACTGGAAAGAGGCACACGAGGATGAATGGGCTTACACAGATGATGACTATGTAGCCAAGTGTTATGACCGCAAGGACTACACAGATAAGCATGGAAATACGAAAACATTTATAAAGCTTACTTGCGGGGTTGGATGGGTCAGCAGATTCTCCAAAATATTATTTGAGAAAAATCACAAATATGGAGTATACAGCAAGACAAATCCTAAGAGGAGATGGGATGAAGAAGAATCTGGTACTACCAGGGCTAAGAATACTGTTACATCTTATGCACATATGCTCCTTAGTAATGGACAAGTGGACTTTAATGCTCTTGGAGAGATATATAGACCAGATCAAAAGATCCCGGCAGCAACGGTACGCAGATTTCTTAAACAAAAGGTAGCAAAGCGTATGATAGAGAAAAAACTAAAGGAATTACTAAAAGATAAGGGGATAAGCAAGGAGCTTGCAGTTGATAATGTACTCCGTGCCCTTCATATGGCAGAGAGTAAGGGTGATGTTAATAATTTTTTAAAAGCAAATGACTGTTTAATGGACTTATTGGAGATGAAGCCTAATAAAAAGATGATAACAGACACAATACAGGTAGATGTGACTAAGCAGATAGCCGATACTATGGCGAAAGAGGATAAACGGCTTACATTGCAGAGAAAAAGCGAAGAAAATGAAGCCTCAGAGTGAACTTGAGAAAGAATATAACGGAATTACAGAGAAGAATCTCAAGGATCAGCAATTGGAGATAGCTATAAAGGCTCTTCATGTATTAGCCGTTATGCATAATGGCAATCCTGAGTATATGTCTACCCTGGCTATAGAAACACTGCGAGAGATGGAAGATGTAGGCTATTATTATGAACAATATAGTGATGATTAGTTTCAATGGATAAAGATAGATCATATATCAAAAGAAAACTGAAAGATAATATGATTATGTTCGGAAAGGTAATCATGCCGAATATGTTTTCAGCTGCATCTCCAGAATTTCACTATCAAATAGCTGATGTTCTTATAGATGATGATATAAGGCAGGCGAATATTATTGCCCCACGTGGTCATGCTAAATCCTCCATTGTTGGAGGTGTATATCCCCTATATCATATCATGAATCATAGTGGGGCAAAGCTCATTGTGCTGGTTTCCCGTACCCAAGATCATGCTATCAAGCTCCTTGGAACAATCAAGGACACCATAGAATACAGCGATTCCTTCCGGCAGATCTACGGGTACTGGGGACAGCACAGTGCAAGGCAATGGGCTAAAAGCGAGATAGAGCTAAAGGACGGTTCTATGATTATCTGCAAGGGCACGGGACAGCAGTTACGTGGTATTAAAGTTGGCTCACAGCGTCCTACGCTTATTATAGTAGATGATCCTGAAGATGAGAATAATACCAAAACAGCCGAAGCTATGGAACAGAACCTGAGATGGCTGTTACAGAGTGCTGTACCTTCACTGGACCCTCAAAAAGGGAAGATATGTGTTATTGGCACTCCACAGCACCAAAGATGCATGGTTGAAGTCTTAAAGGGCATGAAAGGCTGGAAGAATATGCATTTCAGCCCCGATATAGATAATAATAAAGCCCTATGGGAAGAATGGCAGCCTGTAAAAAAATTAATACAAAAAAAAGAAGAATTGGACTCTATAGGCAGGACTTCAGTCTTTTACCGTGAGTATATGTGCCAAATCACTGGAGATGAAGACCAGTTATTCAAACAGGACTATATTCAGTATCATAGCTATAAACTAAAATTTGATAATAATAATAACCATTATTTAACTGATGGGGATAAAGAGTTTCCCGTTAATCTATTCATGGGGGTTGATCCTGCTTCTTCGGTACGCAAAACGGCAGATTACTCTGTAATCATGCCTGTTGCAGTAGACGAAAACAATAACAGGTATATTCTCCAGTATTACCGCCAAAGGGCAACTCCCATGCAACTTGCTGAAAGCATTATAGAGTACTTTAAGCTATTTAAGCCTGTAAAGGTAAGGGTAGAGAGTGTAGGCTATCAGGAAATGCTTAGGGAATACCTTCGTCAGCGATGTGATGAAGAAAAGATCTTCATATCGGGTTTAGAGATTAAAGAAAGCCCAAGAACAAGTAAATCATCAAGACTTGAGACTATGCAGCCATACTTTGCACAAAAGAAGATGTATATGCTAAAAGAAATGACTGAACTCTATGATGAGCTTCTACTCTATCCAAGAGGTAAGCATGATGACCTTTTAGATGGATTATTCTATGCTATGAAAAAATGTTACCCTCCTAATCATAAAAGTGTTGTAAAAGAAAAAAAGATTCGTTATACTTATAATGAAGATCAGGATATAAGCTGGAAGATAGCTTAATTTAGGAACTTTTACTTGAAGTAATAGTTTAAGTACTGATTAATTAGTCAATTAACCCTTTTCACATACTTTGCACGGTAATAAGACTAAAACAGAAGAAGTACAGCTAACCCAAGACCTGCTATCAGACTATTCGTCTGCTAGGCAGAACTGGGTTAAACAAGCAGTTGAGGATAATGAGTTCCGAAACGGCAAGCAATGGACAGATGATCAAGTATCAGCTCTCAGGAAGAGAGCACAAGAGCCATTGGTTGTTAATGTAGTATATAGTGCAGTTGAGCAGGCAAAAGCAATGCTCACATCTAATAATCCAAAATTTCAGTCCACAGCGAGAGAGAATAGCGATGCTAAAGTCGGTAGGATGTTCTCTGACCTAATGGCTTACATCTGGGATCATTCCAATGGCAATGTAGAATTAAAACAGGCTATTGATGATTATTATGTGAAGGGTATGGGCGTTATGATGGCACATATTGACCCAGATGCTGATTTTGGGGCTGGGGAAGTTAAGTTAAAATCTATTGACCCTCTGGAATTATATATAGACCCCAGCTCCAAAGATCCTTTTGCCAGAGACGCTGCACATATCATTGTTGGTAAGATAATATCTCAGACACAGCTTATAGAGACATATCCAGAGTTTGAAGATCATATACGTGAAGCTGCTGAAACAAATTATATTAATATAGCATCAGAATCACGATATGCTCTTAAGAGTGAGGATGTTACTCTAAAGAGGCGTATAAGCGGGACCACTATTACTGATGAGCGTGAGTTAGAGTTATTTGAACGCTATAGTAAAATAAGACGACCATACTACAAGATATATGATCCATTAAGCGATGAACAGAAAATTTTAAATGAAGTAGATTTTGAGGAATACAAACAAGAACCTATAGTTTTAATCACCAATGCGGGTGAGCAAACCGTTCATACGGATAAGAATAATGTCAGTACTTATATGGAAATACAAAAGCAATTTGGTAATACATATCACCTTATGCTTGATCCAATGACTGGTCAGCCGTCCCCTATGGCAGGTGAAGAGCATCAAGGCTCTATTCCCGGAAGTACTACTACCATTGATGTTTTAACCAAGGCTGACCTTATAGAAGATGGCGGTATCATGGTAAATGAGATAGAGATGACCCAGATACAGCAATGTGTCAGCGTGGGTGATGTACAGTTGTTTATGGTGGACCTGCCAATCGAAGATTACCCTGTTGTTCCATTTATGAATGGTTTTAACAGGAATCCTTATCCAATGAGTGATGTAAGACTGGTGAAAGGCTTGCAGGAGTATATTAATAAGATAAGATCCCTGATTGTAGCTCATGCATCCAGTTCGACCAATGTTAAACTTCTTATACCACGTGGAAGCATGGATAAACAGCATTTAGAAGAAGAATGGGGAAAAGCAGGTACAGCAGTAATAGAATTTGATCCAGAATTGGGGAAGCCCATTGTTGCAGGTCCAGTCCCTTTACCTAACGAGCTGTATAAGAATGAGGCTGACGCAAGAGCCGATATTGAAAGAATCCTCGGTATCTATGCACTTATGCAAGGCGATGTCGGCTCTGCACCCCAAACTTTTAAAGGGACTGTAGCCTTAGATGAATATGGGCAAAGGAGAATTAAATCCAAGCGTGATGATATAGAAGAATGTATAAATCAGCTTGCCAGGGTTGTAGTTCAGTTAATACAGTTTGTTTATACCGATCAAAAGGTATTCAGGCTAATGCAGCCGAATAACAGACCATTAGAGATGCAGGTGAATAGTCCTTTATATGATGACGTTGGAAATCTTATTGGCAAAATAAATGATATTACTATTGGTAAATATGATGTTGTTGTGTTATCAGGCTCAACTCTTCCATCTAATCGCTGGGCAAGGTTTGAGTACTATATGCAGTTATATCAAAGCGGTCTTATTGATCAGATTGAAGTTCTTAAGCAGACTGATGTTGCAGATATGGAAGGTGTGTTAGAGAGGGCGGGACAGATGCAGAAAATGCAACAGCAGATGCAGGCTCAGTCTGAAGAAATCAAAAAGCTCAAGGGAGATCTGCAGACAGCACAAAGAGAGTCCTTACATGATAGAAAGCGTGTAGAAGTAAAAGAATTTGAAAAGAAACTGGCTAAAGCAGAGGCTAAAGTCGAAATGGCTGCAAAACTCTACCAGACAAGATTACAAGATGAGCTTAAGAGTGCTAAAGAAGATATAGAAGATTTTGATGAAAGACGCAATACTCAGAGACGCTTAAATGAAGAAATTCTAAGCATAGAGGAATAATGAGTTATTTAAAAGGCACATTAGGAATGATTGGTGGAGGAATGGGAGCTATGGCTCTTTTAAATGAAGGAAAAGGAGAAACTTTTACTTCTTATCCAGAGCCTAGTAGATTAAAGCAGTTTACCGGATGGAACAAAAGATTAAGAGATAAACAAACTGTAACTATGGATCTATATAACAAACATCAAGATATTATGAATCCAACAATTGAACAATATGGAGATGGCGATATAGGTTATTCTATAGGAGCTTTACGAGTTGCTGCTGGTAATAACATTATTAAACCAGATATGTCTGTAAAAGAAGTTGCAGAAATAATGAAAAGAGAAAACTTAGAACCATATGGTTTTAAGTTAGATGAGTCAATATTAAATGAAGTATTTAATCCTTTTACAAAAGATTTACCTCAAGGCAATACAATGATGCCAGAGGATTTTAGATAATGCCAAAAGTAGGAAAGAAAAAATTTTCGTATACTAAAAAAGGCAAACAAGCTGCAAAAAAGTATGCAAAGAAAACCAATAAAAAGGTTAAGAGTAAATATTAAACTTGAAGAAAGCGGTTGCTGGAAATAACCAAATCGCAAAGGAAATAAAATGGAGAATATCTTAGAAACACGTGAAGCTGATCGTCCCGTTGTAGAGAACGCTGGATTGCAAACAGAGCAACCCAGTATCCCTATGGGGGAGATACCTACAGAAAATCCTGTAGGTACGGGCGAACCAATCACGGAAGAACAAACAAACGAAGTCTCCCCCAGAGACGACTCAACTCGTTTTGAATATTGGCAATCACAAGCTGACAAAGCCAAGGGAGAGCTAAGAGCTTTACGGAGCGAATTGGATTACTACAAGACTAATACAGTACCCCAAAACGCTGACCAGCAAGGCTCGCCCTCCAACGGACAAGCTCAAGGACACCCGCAAGGACTCCAAGAGCCTTCATTGAAGGAGCCTACAGCACCTGAAAGACCACATTCATACAATGAGGTCGATGCTTATAATGATCCTGAATCGGATTCCTTTAGGTATCGAATAGCTAAAGAGTCATACAGGGACCAGTACATTGACTTTCTCACAAAGAAAGATCAGGTACGGGATCAGGAAATGCAGGCACAGTACCAACAGCAGATGCAACAGCAACAGCTACGTATGGTACAGTCTCAAGCCATGAGTCACGCTGTGAACAATTTTGGTTATGATAATCAAAAAGCTGCACAGTTTGTAGAATGGTCGCAGAATCCTGATAACCTTACTCTTGACAATTTAGCCAAGTTGTTTGAATTAAGAACTAATCCCAACCCAGTAGTAAAACAGCGTACTGAAGAGATGCAGAATCAAGCAGGTCGTTTAGCGGTTCCTAAAACTGCAGCAGTGCAGACAGGACAAGCTGAACAGCCTAGAACTGAAGAGCAATTATTTAGTGATGCTTTACTGGGGAGGTAATAGTTATAAAGTAAACTAAAATAAAAGGAGAATAAAATGGCAGCTACAGAAAAGCAGCTATATAATGATGGAGCTTCTAGTATACTTTATACGGATCGACGAAATTTTTACGTTGATCCGCAGGTAACTAGGGAGCTTTGGACAGACGTTGCTCCGTTTACTACATTGATTAGTAATCAGGAAATGCGAAAAGTTCCAGATCCAACGTTTAAGATGTTTGAACATCGTAATCCTTGGGTAAAGCAAACATGGCTATGTAATAGCGATACTGACGATATTGATTCTGATGGTACTACTACCACAACTGTGACAGTAGATACACCAACCAATATCAGTATAGACGATAGCTTAAAAGGTATCATCGCAGAAGTATGGACAACTGGCTATGGAAGTAAAAAAGCCCTTATCAGAGTTCAATCAGTTACAAGTTCAACAGTAATTGTTATTACTGGTTTATGGACTTCAACTGGCAATGATATTGCTTTGGCTAACAATGACATCTTTCTAGTCGTTGGCAATGCACAGGGCGAGGGTTCCTCTGCTCCAGATGCATGGTCAGATGAATTGCAGGTTGTTTACAATTCTTGTCAGATCTTTAAGACCCCTCTGCAAGTTACAGGAACTCTGGAAGCAGCAGTTCTTCGTGGAGAGTCTTCTGAACTAGCAAGATTGCGTAGGCAAAAGGCGCAAGAACACAAGATGCAAAAAGAGAAAGCATTTCTTTTTGGTGTTCGTTTTGGTGGTACAGGACTTGGTGAAGCAGGTCCAGACGGAACACCTGATGAAACATTTGCAGATGGTGTTGCATTAGATTCAGATGGCAATCTTGTTCGTACAACTTATGGTATTATCTCCGCATTGGAGAACTATGCTATTAGTTCAGGCGATGACCAGAACAACTTTACAGTTTCCTCAAGCTACGGCTATGGAGATTTTGTAGATGACATGGAAAAAGTATTCCAGTACGTACCAGAATCAGGTTTAAAGCGTGCTTTTTGTGGCGCTGGTGCTTTGGGTTACTGGTCTAAAATGGCTGGTTCTTCAGGAATTGCTGGCAACTCAGGTTGGACAGTTTCTCTTGGAGATATGAAGCGTGATGCTCTTGGTTTCAATTATCGTGTACTTGAGACACCTCATGGAATGTTGCAGTTGATTCCAACTCCAGCATTACGTGGACCATATAACAAGTACATGGCAGTTGTATCTGATGAGAATCTATTCCATGCAGTTTATCGTCCATCTATGTATCAGACAAACATTAAGACCGATAATGCCTTTGATGGTGTTAAAGATCAATACATGTCTGATGAAGGTGTTGGTATACAGCTAATTGAAAGTCATCATCTGTTTAAAATCACAGCGTAAGGAGGCTTATTATGGCTAGACCTTATTTAGGTGGAACAACAGCAGGTGTTGTAGATGTTACTGCAGATAAAACGCTTGTAAAAGCTGATTCTGGTAAGATCATGTCTTTAAATAGCTCTTCTGCTATAACAGTTACATTACCAACGGATGCAAATGTTCATACTGGATTTACTGTAAAGTTCATTGTTCAAACAGCGAATGATAATGCTTATACAATTAAGACAGGAGATATTGCAGATTCTGGTGGTGATGATTTTGTAGGAGGTGTGATACTTGCATCTACTACAGCTGGTTATGCTCATGCAGTTTTACCAGCAGCCAATGACTGTAATATTGTCCTTGATGCCGATCTTGCAGATACTGGTGGTGAAGTAGGCTCATGGATAGAGTTAACAAAGATAGCATCTGATCAATGGATGGTTTCAGGTTGTGTGTATTCTGATGATGCAGACTCCGATGGAACAGCATTGTTTACAGATAGTGATTGATAACTAAACAAACGAGTTGGGGGAGCGTAATGCTCCCCTGACTTAATACTATGACACAGAAACAATTAATAGAAACAGTACAGCAACATCATCCGCATCTTGGCGAGACACAGATCAGGATCTTTTTAAACAAAGCTCTGGATGAATTTTGCAGGAAAACAAGAATACTAAAACAGTTATATACATTTCCTACCGTTGATGGTCAGCGTTACTATAACCTTGATGATGCTATAGTAGAAATTACAAGAGTAGATTATGACAACTATGAAATACCCAGATTGGTTCGACAACCTGAGAAAATGGATACTACCTAATGTCAACAGCGGAAAGAACAAGTGCGTTAAAGAAAGTATGGTGGACAGAGAGAGACGCTATAGCTATAGCAACTCGATCAGAGAGCGACAGCAGCACAGATTACGTATCAGTAAGCGAAGTCAAGACTGTCAATGTACATGCGGTAAAAAGGGATGAAGATTTTGTAGCATCTGGAACTGGCATTGCACTTGCTGAAGAACCAGCTATTCCAGCAGAGTTTCATGATGCTTTAGCTTACTATGCTATCGCAAAAGGATATGAAACAAATCCAAATGGATTACAACAGGCTACATATTTCAGGACACTCTGGAGAGAAGAATTAAATGAAGCAAAGAAATATGCCAATAAACAAAGAGATGGCTCAGGCTATCACATAAAACAATACGACTTCTAATGGCTTTTACAGAATCAACAATAGACGCAGACGGAACTGTTTTTACATCAGTATCTAATGCTTCCGCTACTTTCAGCAGTGTCAATCCGATAGCAACAACATTTGATACAATCTTTTCAGAGACTTATTACTGGGAAGATCTTACAGCTACTAACTGGGAAGATGCTCTTGTAGCGTCCAGCAGCCTTCCATTAGAATGGGATGGCTTAACATCTTTTTCATCGGTTAATAATACAGCAACAACATTTACTAAAGTGGCAATATCAGGATGAGTTTTAAAACACAAATAGAAGATTTAATTGGATCAGTAGGAGATGACGACCTTATTACAACATCTATACAGGACATAGGTGCAGAAATTATTAGTGTACTCCCTCCTCAAAAATTATTAGCAGTAGCAAAAACAACAGCTATTACTTCTTCAGGGCTAACAACAGCAGGGAAAAAAGTTCTTGCTGTAGATAAAAGTGATTTACCTGCTAAAGAAATTAGATCTATTGAGAAAGCAAGATATAATGATACAGCTTCCATATATGCAGCGAGTGATACAAATCCTATTTATTACATAGAAGATGAAAAGGTGTATGTAAATGGAGCTGCCGGAAGTGGAGCTACTTCAGGGCATTTACATTATGTTCCTAAAATACCTACTTCAGACGGCAGTACAGCCATAGTTGAAGGTGGAAGTACGGTTACTAATTTCCCACAGGAAGCAGAGCGTTTACTGGTTCTTGGCGGTGCAGTAAGATGTTTACAGCGTTTAATGGCTGATAAAACATCTGATCTACCAACAGATATAAGTGATGTTATATTACCAGTATCTCCAGTACCGCCTGTATTAACTTCTAATTCAGTTACTTTTGACTCTACTGCTCCGGTTTATAATGGACCTGTTGTTGCTCCTGCTTTTGGTACTGTAGATACTTTTATATCAACAGATGAAGATGTAGAACTTGCATCAGTAAAAATTCAAGAAATTAATTCTCAGATTGGGGAATATCAGGCTAATATACAAAATGAATTAAATGTATTTAATGATGCTAATGTAGAATATCAAGCAAATCTTCAAATTGCTATACAAAATGCACAACTTTCATCATCTGACGATGCTCAATTATTGCAAAAATATTCTTCTGAAGTTCAAGATTATCAGTCAGAAGTTTCAGCTATTATTCAAAAATTTAATGCAGATATTCAAAACTATAATGCTAAAATACAGAAACATTCTACTGACTACCAATGGAAGCAAGGTCAGTATAAACAGTTAAATACTGAATATAATCAAGGCTTACAACTATTAATTAGTGGTAAAACACTACAGCAACAGGGAGCTTAATTATGGCGGATAAAGGAATAGCAAGTTTATCAGCATCTGTTTTTATGGATGATATAAGATCAGGTATAAGAGGAAATTGTATTTACGGACCAAAAGATGCAAACGACAAATGGCTTTTTGCAGAAGTTGCTGTCAGTTCAGCAGCTGATTTAGTAGCAGATAGAGATTATTTAGGAACCGCTGATACTACGGCTGTAGCAGATGATGATGTAGCTTGGATAGCTATTAAGAATATATCAACTACCAGTACTGATGGTGTTGCTATAAGAACTGACGGAGGAACTCCAGCTCATAATACAGCAGGCAATATTTATCTTGGTGCTGGTGAAATGGTAGTTTTAAAAACTTATGCAACTCCATTAGGGTCTATTCACGCAATTGCTGTTACTATGGATGGTACTTATGGATATCCAAGTAATACTCATTCAGGAAGTGTAACTTGTCAGGTAGCCGCTATAGTTGATGACGGTGGCGTATAATAATTATTAACCAACATGCCCATGAGAATAGTCAAGCTCGGTAAGGCATAGAAAGGAGAAACAAGATGGCTGGCGGAAAACAAAAATATTCAGTAGTAGAGGCAGGGAATCTAGGATTTGGTCAAGTAGGATCTATTTTTCTAGACGCAAGCGGAGCTTCAAGCCCTCCAACAGGAACTGTTTTTATAGCAATAACATTCTTAGAAGATACTGTATTTGATTCAAGCGGGGGGTTAGTAGCTGAAGATGAAGATCAATATGCGAATACGCAAGCTGCTGCTCATAATGAATCAGATGGAGCAGAAACAACTACTCAAGGGTCAGGCGGTTTGCAGATAGCAGATAGTAATACATTCCCACAGGGTGCTACGATCTTTGGCAGGTGGACTGAGATTGATATTACATCTGGGATGCTAATAGCTTACATTGGATAATGTTAGCATTAAAATTAGGTTTACGAAGTTTTGTTACCAGATCAGCAGCTATTGCCAGAGATCTTTGGCAGTTAGTAAATGATCAATGGGAAAATGAGCATCGTAAATGGGAAGACGTAACATAAAGAATTTTGATACAACCATGTCAGAAAAGTTTCGGGCGGTAAGTTGTATTTGTAATAACAAGGAAACTTAACGGAGTAAAATTATGGCAACTTTAAAAGGGCAAACAATAGCCGCATCATATCAAGACCTCTTAAAAAGGGCTGATACTTATAGCCAAACAGGCACTAATGTCGAGCTAATGAATGATAGTGGCGTAGTCGCCCCTACAGGATTATATTTAGAGTCAGGTGCAACTACGGATAACGTAGGAATTGGGAATGCATCCCCACCAGTACCGTTGGCAATTACAAGTTCAGATGATACATCATATTCAGCTACTGCAATAGCTGGTACTGGTATCCAGTTATACAATCCAGAGTTTGAGGCATCTAACAGTCATTTAACTATTCGAGCAATCAATAGAAGTAGTGGTTCAGCTCATGCGGCAATTAACTTTATACAATTAGGCGATCGATTATCTGCTATTAGTTTTCAGACTCGAAACGTATCGGGTATCCTTGAAAATTTTAGACTCAATTCCAACTCCCGAATCAGCCTATCGAATAATGATAGTGGATCTGGTGGATTAGACAGTACCAGCGGGAACACCACGATGGGTTATTTATCCGGAAATGCAATTACTACAAATGGTCACGATAATACATTATATGGGCATGGTGCAGGGAAGTTACTTACAACAGGTGATGACAATTGTGCTTTCGGGGCTGGGGCATTAGCTGGCAGTCAAGATGGTGAAGGCAATACAGCTATCGGCTTTGAATCATTAGCAATATATGAAGGTGGACCCACAGAAGGTAAGAATACTGCATTAGGGTTTAAATCATCGAGAGGCTTACAAACAGGTCAGTCAAATACATCAGTCGGTTATAATTCTGCGGCTTTGATGACAACAGGTGATGGAAATGTTGCAATAGGCGCATTGACTCTTGGGGCGGCAGTATCAGCCGAATGTTTCAATGTCGCTCTGGGCTATAATAGCATGGGGGCGGCAGATGAAGGCACTGGTAACATTGATAATAATATAGCTATCGGCTTTGAAGCACTGAATTTAAAAGCTGATGTGAATGCTAATTTATATAATAATATTGCGATTGGATACCAGGCTTTATATGATCCTAATTATGTTGGTTCTGGAATGGTAGCTATTGGAAAAAATTCTTGTAAAGAGCTTGAAGATGGAGATGCAAATACAGCGGTGGGGAAAGATACACTGAAAGTTCTTACATCGGGGGATAATAATACAGCCTTTGGAACAAGTGCCGGAGATGTCATTACCACAGGGAGTAATAATACTTGTATAGGTAAAAGTGCAGACACATCTGCAAACAACGCATCAAATCAAACTGTAATAGGCTCAGGGGTTACAGGGGTTGGTAATAATTCAGTAACTCTTGGAAACGCAGATGTAGACGCAGTTTATATGGCATCGGATAGTGGGGCTACTGTTCACGCAGAAAAATACTTCGCTGGTGTTAGCAGTACGTCTACTGCTGGGGCAATGCACATTAAGGGTCCAGAAGGAGGTACTGGGGTTGTAGATATTGAATGCGCTCTTACAAGTGGCACCAGGGGAATGATTGCTTTTCATGATGACGATGATACATTAGTTGGTTCAATTAGTTCTAATCTTTCCGCAAACACAACAGCTTACGGCACAAGTTCAGATTATAGATTGAAAGAGAATGTAGTTGATATGTCTGATGGTTTAAGTCGAATAAATCAATTAAAGCCGAAGAAATTTAATATGATTTCAGACCCAGATTCTACAATAATGGATGGATTTTTAGCTCATGAAGTGAGTGATATAGTCCCAGAAGCTATCTATGGTGAAAAAGATGCCGTAAACGAAGATGGCAAAATTAAGCCACAACAAATAGATATGTCGAAATTGGTGCCGATTTTAGTCAAAGCAGTACAAGAATTATCCGCTAAAGTAGCGGCATTAGAAGCTAAATAAACAAAGGAGAATAAATGAATTGGTCACAATATAGTACACTAAAATCCGCAAGTAAAACTTCGTTCGTGAAACAGGACGACGATACCATCTGTTTGGTGTCAAAAAGCTATGACGCTTTTACTGGCGAGGCATTGCCAGATATAAGCCGTAAGTATAGTTTATCTGAATTGGAGAATGAAAAAGCAAGATATGATAAAGAAATGGAACGTGCTAAATCTTACAGCGATGAACTCGCAAAGGCAATTGCAGATTTTAAAAAAGTTTAATTAACAAACCACAAAGGAGATTGTGATGGCGAAAAAAGAAAAAGAAAAACCAATCAATCTGTTTGGAAAAGACTATAAAGAGTCAGAACTAACTGATGAGCAGAAAACAATGATTAACCATATAGCAGACTTAGATAGAAAAGTTTCAGCATCTGAGTTTAATCTAACTCAGTTGCGATTTGGTAAACAAGCATTCTTAGATGCTCTTCAGGTAGATTTGAATAAGGAGCCTAAAGAAGTTGAAACCGAATGAGTTTAAAGTATTTGCTGGTTTTATTCTTATTCTACTTGGAATATTAATAATTACTGTAATCCTATCTGGATGTGATTCTGGATGGTCTGTTGGAGGGTTAGATATATGACCGAATCAGCAGAAGCTTTATTAAGGCAGAAAGCAATATTGATTATAGCCCGTAAAGGTTGGACTAAATATGCTTATAAAAGAGTAATAGATAGATTAAAAAAATGTTTAAATGGGTAATCATAAAGAATATTATTTCTGGCTTGGTGTTTTTGTTTTTGTGCTTGGAGCGTTCTATTTAATGGCATGGCTGACGAAGGCATAAATGGAAAACCTAACACTGCAAGAAGTTATCGTACTTCACTTATTGATGATAATGCCGTCATTAGTCTTAACCTCAAGTGGTTTGGGCAGATTATTGTACTTATCGGAGCATTGGTTTATGGATACTGGAGGATTGAGAGTCGTATCACAGAATTGGAACAGCGTATGGGAAGTGCTGATGATCAAATATCCGATCTTATTTCTAGACATATTGCAGATGAGCAATCTAGATATGCTGAGATGGAGAAAGAAATAGAATGGTATCAGAAAGAATTAAACTTAAATCCTTTTAGCTGGAAAAAGAAAAAGAGAAAATGACTAAATGTTTATTATGCTCAGTAAAGATGGAAAAAACTAAGTTTTATGATCACCTTGAAGATTTTCATTTTATTCCTATAAGGAGAGAGAGAATTAACTTCAAAGGTAATCCTGTTGAGGAAACTCATAGACAGACAATGGAAAGATTTAAGTTTAATCATCCTGAATATGGTACAGAGAAATGTTGGTGTCCTGATTGTATCGGTGGAGAAACATTAGCAATTCTTAATAAAGCTGTGTCGAAGCATGGTTCACTTATAATTAAACATAAGAATTGAATAAATTAAAGAAAGAAAAAAAGAAAGTAAAAGCCATGTCTTTTAGCGAGATACTGGCAAAAATACATAATTATGTAGAAATTCATAGTAAAAATGGAAAGAATTAATGATAGACTTTTTAGCCGTTTACAGCGAAGCTGGAATGATTGGCGTTGTGGGAGCCATGTTTGTTTATCTAGTAGTATCACTCAGTCAGAAAAGTTTAAAACAGCAGGAAGCCTTGGAAGATTTACGCATTGAAAATAAAGGACAAAGTGAAACTCTTGAGAATATGGAAGGAATGATAATTAAATTAATAGACAGATGGAATAAATCTGATGATATCAGAGATAGGAGACATGAAGATATGGTTAAAGAAATTAATGATCTTTCAGATGTCATGATGGAAGTTAAGGGAAATGTGAGCAGGATCAATGGCAGGCACTAAATCAGTAGCAGACTATAGAGAAGATACTACAGCTTCACTTGTAAAACTTGGCGAGCGTCAGATTAGTATTTTTAAAAGTATTCAAAGAGTTGAAAAACATCTTGAAAAGCTTAATGGTCAGGTAGAAGAGAATAAGACCGATCTAACTATGATAAGAACAGTTGGTTCTATCGGTATTCTTGTGATGCCTGTAATTGTATCAATAATAATGAGGTTAGTATAATGAGTGAATGGGTAAGTTGGTCAAATGCTTTTTATCTTGCAGGTGTAATCGTAGCAGGTTTTGCTACTTTTGTAGCTGCTAAGTATAAAAATATAGTTAAAGAATGTGTTGATGTTTTTAAGAAATTAGAAGAAGCTTACGCAGATGGTAAGCTTACTAAGAAAGAAAAAGATGCTGTTATGAAAGAACTAATTGATGTTGGCAAAGCAGTTGTTAAAGCTAAATGGAGTATTTTTTAAAATGCCTAAATTTGGCAAGAGATCAAAAGAGCGTTTAAAAGGTGTAAATACAAAGCTTGTTAATGTATTAAATGAGCTTATTAAAATTATGGATGTTACTATTATTGAAGGTCTTCGTACTGAAGAGAGGCAAAAAGAGCTTCTTAAAAAAGGAGCTACAAAAGTTAAATATAGTAAACACATGGAAGGCAAAGCCGTTGATGTTGCTCCGTATCCTATCGATTGGAATGATCGTGAAAGGTTTCATTATATGGGTGGTATGCTACGTGGCATAGGGCAACAGCTTAAAATAAATGTTCGTTGGGGTGGAGATTGGGATTCAGATGGCGAAATTAAAGATAATAATTTTGATGATTTAGTCCATGTGGAGTTAAAAGATTAATGTACGTAGGAGTCACATTTGAAGATCAAACATCAAGTGGTTGTCTTTCCAGACATTCACTTTCCAAAAGAAGACAAGAAGGCGTTTGCATGTGCTTTGAATATTATCAAAGAGGTCAAGCCTAATGCTTTTCTCTGTCTCGGAGATTTTGTGGAAGGCGATAGTGTATCTCACTGGCAATGGCGTAAAAAACGCAGACCCCCTATTGAGTATCAACTTCCTATTATTTGGGAAGAGATAAATGCTGTTAATGAAAAATTAGATGAAATAGATGAAGTTCTTAAAAAAGTCAAATGTACTAAAAAGATTATGGCACAGGGAAATCATGAGCTTTGGTTTGATAATTTCGTTGAAGAGAATCCCTATATGCCTCATCTTCTCTCTA